ATTTATTATAGAAAAAATATTTAAACAAGACACTAAAAAACTAGACATAGAAAAAAACATCACAAAAGAAAAAAGAAAACAAGTTTTTTATCAAGCATTACTTATGGCTATGGGTGGTGGTGGTGGTGGAAGTGGTATTCCTGGATTTGCAAATGGTGGTGCAGTATCAAAAGGACAACCAATTGTAGTTGGAGAACAAGGGCCTGAATTATTTGTACCAAACTCAACAGGACAAATCACACAATCAGCTAGAGGCACAGGAAATGGTGGTGCTACTACAGTTAATTTTAATATTAACACAGTAGATGCTTCTGGCTTTGAAGAATTATTGATTAGATCAAGAGGAACTATAACTCAATTAATTAATAACGCAGTTAATGAAAGAGGTAAGGAGAGTTTAATTTAATGTCTGGTGCTTTTCCAATATCTTCTGCTAAGTTTGAATCTTTAGGAATAAAGTCTATTCAGAATACTATTATTTCAAAAAGTGTTTCTGGTAAGAAACTTGCTAGACAAATAGACAATCAAAGATTTGGATTTACTATTAGAATAGTTACAGGAACTAGATCAGATGTTTATGGAGAGTTAATGGCTTTTATAATTAAACAAAGATCAGGTAAAGAAAACTTTACGATTATCCCACCAGAAGTTAAAAATGCTAGAGGTAATGAAACTAACATTGTATTAGTAAATGGTTCTCACGCAGTAGGAGATACAACGATTGCAATGGACGGCCACCACAATGATAATCCACACGCATTTAAGTCAGGAGATTTCATTAAGTTTGCTAGTCACGATAAAGTTTATATGATTGTTGCAGATGTTCAAGCTTCTAGTGGTGCTTCAACAGTAACTATCGAGCCACCTCTTTTACAAACAGTAGCAGATGATTCAGTAGTTACTTATGATAATGTTCCTTTTACAGTACATCTAACTAATGATATTCAAGAGTTTGGTGCTATTGGTACTGCTAATGATGGTGCTTTGTTGTATCAATTTGAATTTGATGTAGAAGAAGCACTTTAATAAATGAAAAAATATAAAATAACCCACAAGATAACTGCCGACTTTGTGGCTGAAATTATTGTTAATGAAGATCAAATAGATGCTAGTATTAACGATCTTAAAGAATACAAGAAACCTAATAGCAAATTTGAATATACTATGTTAAAAGGTACAGAAAGTGTAACCCAAACTAATTACGAAGAATATGTCGAGAAGTCTAACAACAGCGATAAAGAACGAACTGGCGACTAATGATATTAGGCCATTCCATTTACTTACCATCAGTTTTAGCACCCCTGTTAATTTTACTGATTGTTCCTTTTCTTTAACTTCCTCTGTTTCAGGTTCTAGCGTTACTTATAATCCATCAGATTTTGTTATTGGTATTGGGGATTTTCAAGAAGAAATAGATATAACTAAATCTAGTTTATTAATTAGTTTATCTGGTGCAGATCAAACATTCATATCAACAGTATTAAACGAAAATATAACTAATGATGAAGTAACGATATTCAGAGGTCTATTAGATGCAAATAGTAGTATTATTGCTGATCCTTTTATGCTTTACAAAGGAAATATTGAATCTTTTGCTATTAATGAGAATACAAAATCTAGCGTTGTAAATTTAACTGTAGTTTCACATTGGGCTGACTTTGAAAAAAAAAATGGTCGTAAAACTAATAACACATCACAACAAAGATTTTTTAGTGCAGATGTTGGTATGGATTTCGCATCTCAAACTGTTTTAGATGTTAAGTGGGGTAGAGAATAATGTTTAGATGGTTTGAAAAAATACTAATTAAACTAGCAAAGAAAATTTTAAACAAACACGCACCCAAAGGAGAGTTCCTTGCTTATATAAATAAACGAGAAGAAAAACTTTTAAAACAATATGGTGGTGCTGGATTAGAAGTTAAAAAAACTAAAATTAAATCTTTTTTTAGTATAGGTGCATTTTTTAGTGCAGTAGCCTCATTTTTTGCAACTGTAAATCCTATAGTGGCTATTGTTGTTACAGTAGCAATAGCTTGGGTAATGCGACCAAAACTACCTGATATACCTGATTTTGGAGTTAATGAAGCTGATGATTTTGAAACAGGAGTATTATTAAATAAACAAAGTAATGATGCAAACATTCCTGTAATTTATGGAGAAAGATTAGTTGGTGGAACGAGAGTATTTATGGAAACTTCTGGCACAGATAATACTTATTTATATATGGCTATTATTTTGTCAGAGGGAGAAATAAATTCTATTGAAGAAATAAGAGTAGATGAAAAGCCTGTTATTTGGGCAGACCCAAATGTTTTTGGTGGTGTATTATCAACATTTTCAGATGGAGTACAATATGATGTAAGTAGTTCAGATACTAATTTTCATAAAATTGATCAAAATGATGCTTCACCAGATGGTGTTCTTCCACCAGCCGAAAGTTTAATTAGAGTAGAGCCACACTTTGGAACTGATGGACAATCTGCAAGTTCTTTACTTTCAACATTATCAAATTGGGGAAGTAATCATAGATTAAGAGGTTTGTGTTATTTAGCATTAAGGTTTAAATGGAATCAAGACGCATTTAGTGGAATTCCAAAAGTACAAGCAAAAATAAAAGGAAAAAAAGTAAGAACTTATAATTCAAGTTTAGTAGAGCAATCTGCATCTTTTCAAACTAATCCAGCTTGGTGTTTATTAGATTATCTAACAAATGAAAGATATGGAAAAGGATTATCAATTAATGAAATAGATTTACAATCTTTTTATGATGCTTCACAAGTTTGCGAAACACAAGTTACACCTTATTCTGGTGGGAGTGATATAAACATATTTGATACTAATGCAGTTATAGATACTTCTAAAAAATTATTAGAAAATGTTAGAGAACTTTTAAAAGGTTGCAGAGGCTATCTTCCATACACACAAGGTAAATATAATTTAATTATTGAAACAACAGGAACTGCATCAATTACTTTAACAGAAGATCATATTATAGGTGGATATACTTTAACTACTCCAGCTAAAAATGAAAAGTATAATAGAGTAATTGTATCTTATGTAGAGCCTAGTAGAAATTTCCAAGTTGATGAAGTACAGTTCCCACCAATAGATGATAGTGGATTACCAAGTGCAGATCAACACGCAACTATGAAAACTGATGATGGTGGATTCTTACTTGAGGGAAGATTTGATTTTGGCAAAGTTATTACTAGTAAATATCAAGCAGAAGAAATGGCTGAGATTATTTTAAGAAGAACTAGAGATTCAGTTAGATTATCAATTAATGTTTCTTTTAGTGCTTATGATTTAGCCATTGGAGATATTGTTAATGTTACACACAGTTCTTTAGGATATAGTGCTAAACCATTTAGAATTTTATCTATAAAATTTAATTCTGACTTCACACTTGGTTTAGATTTAGTAGAGCATCAAAATTCACATTACACTTGGACAAGTAAAGACGAAATTCCAGCTATACCATCTACTAATCTTCCTAATCCATTTACTATCCAACCACCAGCAAGTGTTACCCTAGATGATACTTTAGTTGAATACAATGATGGAACTGTAATTGTAGCTTTAGATGTATCTATAGGTACTTCTCCAGATAAATTTATTGATTATTACCAAGTAGAATACAAGTTAAGTACAGATTCAAATTTTATTATTTATGCTCAAGGTAAAGGATTAAATCATAGAGTTTTAAATGTTGTTGACCAAAAGGTGTATGATGTAAGAGTAAAAGCTGTAAATACTTTTGGAGTATCATCAGCTTATGTAACAGCACAAAGAACAATCGTAGGTGCTATTGAGCCACCATCTGATATTAATGATTTTTCTTGTAACATTGTTGGAACAAATGCACATTTAAGTTGGACACAGATACCAGATTTAGATTTAGCATATTATCAAATTAGATATGCTATTGAAACAGATGGAACTGCTGATTGGCAGAACTCAGTTAATTTAGTTACAAAAGTGTCAAGACCAGCAACTTCAATAACTGTACCAGCTAGGGCTGGAACTTATCTAATCAAGGCAGTTGATAAACTTGGTAACTTTAGTTCTAATGCAACATCTATTATTTCTAATGTAACTGATGTTATTAATCATAATGCAGTTGCAACACAATCAGAACACCCTAATTTTACTGGTACATTTACAAATACATTATTAACTGACAATGCAATAGAATTAGATTCATCAGAACTCTTTGATAGTGCTTCTGGAT